GGGATCTAATCCCTCTGGACACCCTCTCACTGTCATTATCAATAGTTTCGTAAATTCTTTGTATTTGCGTTATTGTTGGTATGCCATTGCTAAAAGAGAGGGATGGTGGAATGTTCCTATGTTCAACAAAAAGGTCTCCGCTATGACTTATGGAGACGATAACATTATGACTGTTGCGAAAGGGTATGATGCATTTAATCATACCGCTATTGCTGAGGAGTTAGCCAAAGTAAGTATTAAGTATACTATGGCTGACAAGGATGCGGAATCCGTTCCTTTCATTCCATTGCAAAGTGCTTCATTTTTGAAACATTTTGCTGTATGGGATGAGGAATTGGGCCTGTTCCGTTCTCCAGTGGAGGAAGATTCAATTGCTAAGATGTTGCATGCACACTTGAAATCTAAAGTTCTAACGATGGAACAATCAAGTGCTGAAGCAATTCAAAATGTAGCATTAAAGTATTTTGAATTTGGCCGTGAGGTATACACTTTGCGCAAGGAGCAACTCGAAGAAGTCGCACGTAAATCTGGAATCCAGGGATACGTTGGACCTATTATGAGTTACGACGAGCGCATTGCGTGGTACCGTGAGAAGTTCGACCTTTAGGTCGGCTTCACCGGCCCGCTACTGGGGCCTTATACCGGTAGCCACCGCATCTATGCGTTGGATAAGCTAAAAATAGATTTTCTATGTTTGATTAACGCACACGCGTAAGGTTCTGCATTACCTTATGCCTGTGGACAGCTACATAGGATAGTCATTGTAAATATCCGTTTTTTAGCGGAGGGGTGACACCCAACAAAATAGCACTGTTATGTTGTCGATTGATGTACCGCTCATAATATTTATAAATAACATTACTAATCTTTATACTATTTACGAGGACGATACCCTCTCAAAAAATATCGATTTAAACACCGCTTTGCGGAATATTCATCAAGTAGAGTCTTTCGACGTGATGGATGAGGTGCAAATCCTCGAAGCCCGTAACAGGGAATTGAAAGACAAGTTAGCTAAGAAATATAGGCACGTCAAACAATTGGAGAGACGAATTGCTCAATTGGAAGGTTTGGTTTACATCTCACAATCTGGTGTAGTCTCTGATTCTGATCCTGTTCCTGGTACTAACGAAAGAGAGTTAGCTCCAATGAACACGGAGCAGATTACATCTTTCGCAGACCAGGATGCTGGTTGGATGACAGAGAAAGTTGGTATGTATGAACCTACTATGGATATGGCTAATAATAATGATAGTGAGCTTGGGAATTTTCTTAAGCGACCTATTCGTGAATCAGCTCAAACATGGCTTGTCGGACAACCTTTTTTCTATAAGTTTAATCCTTGGACCGCATTTTGTGAGAATCCTTATGTTCGTGATAAAATTAAAAATTATAATCTGCTAAGGATGAAGCTGCATGTCAAAATGGTGATTTCAGGAACGAAATTTCATTATGGACGTGCATTGTTATCTTATAATCCTTATACGGAAGGAGATGAGGTCACTATTGACCGAAACTTCATTTCGCAGGATTTGATTCAAGCTTCACAAAAGCCTCATTTCTTTTTGAATCCGACAAAGAATACAGGTGGTGAACTGTGTTTACCATTTTTCTGGCCTCAAAATTATTTGAGTATTCCAAATGCAGATTGGAGAGATATGGGTGATATTGTCATCTCTTCGTTTGCTAAT